CATTAGCACAGACGTTTGGTCTTTACAAAACTTTAGCAGGAAAAACTACTGCTGGTTCAGGACCCCCCTATGAGAATGTATTAGAGCAATTCGCTTCCTATGTGCCTTTATGGACTCTGTGCTGCCTTGAACCAAATCAGTTTAATGATCCGAGAACATATAGAGGAAATGCTGGAGCATTAAAAAATATAGTAATATCGTCAGCTGGCAGATTTGATGCAAAAAGAGCATCTACCGCGTACGGAACTCCTGAATATTTCATTGATAACGTTGTCATGCAAGCGTCACTCGGCGGTACTGCTAAAACAGGAAACACTAACGTTTCTAGTTTCACATTTGAAGTATACGAACCATATTCGTTGGGATTATTTTTACAAAGTTTACAGTCCGCAGCATTAAGTGCAGGATATCCTGCGTATCTAAACGACACTCCGTACCTTTTAAAATTAGAATTTTTAGGCTACCAAGACAGTGGAGCTGTTTTTGCAGGCGATGAAGCTTTAGCAAAATATTTTACAATTAAAATTACAAAAGTAGAATTTAATGTTAACGAAGGCGGTAGCAAATATAAAGTAGAAGCATCTCCATTTCATCACCAAGGCTTCAGCGATGTAATTAATAATATTCCTACAGATTTAAAAATGACTGGAATGAAAGTTAATGAAGTTTTAATTTCGGGTCCTCAAAGTTTATGTAATGCATTAAATCAATTGCAATTAGAAAATGTAAACAACGGCCAAGCAGAAATTCCTGATTTGTATGAAGTTGTATTTCCGATAAATTCGTCAGACCCAGTAGGATTAAATGGCGGCACTTCATCTGACCTGCTTAGGGCAATGGCCGATCCTAAAAAAGATGTAACACAACGAATTGCAGTTCAGCAGAGAGAAGCAGCAGCTGAAACATTTGGACAAGGTCTTATCGGATATTCGAGTATGGGATTTTCTGAAACTTCGGGCGGTAATTATAATTTTAAACTTGAAGGCGATATCATTGACGAAAAGACCGGTCGTATTGTTAGAGATAGAATGACTATTGATCCTAAACAACGAGAAATACAATTTCCTCAAGGATCAAAAATTACAGAGATTATAAAATATATTGTATCTGCATCTGAATATTGTATCAAAAGTCTAAAGGGTGAAAATATAGTTGACGGTATGGTTAACTGGTTTAGGATTGATGTTCAAATTCAACTTTTAGATTTTGATCGAGTTAGAAACGTTAGAGCAAAAAAGTACATTTATAGAGTCGTACCTTTTAAAGTTAGTGCTACAACATATCAAAATCCTACAGCGCCAGCCTCTGGCCAAGACAAGTTAGAAAAAATTATTTGTAAGAGATATGATTATCTTTATTCGGGACAGAATAACGATATTATTAGATTTGATCTAACATTTAATGGCATGTTCTTTACCGGAATTATGCCAAGGCCTCCGCAAAAGAATGATAATGTTTCTAACTCAGATGTTCAAAATTCTGCATTAGAGAAAACTCCTAAAGCAGAAATTCAAACAGGAGATGCTCCAAGCAGTTCAGCAAGTCAGAACGGCTCCCCTCCGGTTAAACCAGATCCTAAATTATCTGCTCCGTCGTTCTCGGGTGAAAAAACAGTTGATCAGATTATTGCAGATGCATTTAATAAATCATTTCAGGCTAGTTCTGACATGACTTCTGTTAAAATAGAAATTCTAGGTGATCCTTATTTTTTAAGCGACAGCGGTATCAATTCAAATTACCTAGCAGAATACGGTCCTAACTCTCAAATTAATTCCGACGGATCGATGAACTGGGAAGGCAGTCAAATATACGTTTACATCACTTGGAGAAATCCTCTAGAACCTAATTTAGGTACACGAGGAAAAGGCGGATTATATAATTTTCCAAATGGCGGACCAGTAACGCCTTTTAGCGGAATATATCATGTGAAGAGCGTTGAAAACAAATTTAGCAACGGTAGCTTCACACAAACACTAGATCTAGCACGTCAAGTAAATCAAGCACTTGATTATGTTGGTCAAGAAACAGTTAATAAACGCAATCAAATTATGTACGATACTTCTAAAGTTGAGCCTGACAAAACAAGTCCTACGGATGATCCGTCCGGTGATGGGTCAGGAGGAGAATAATGGGTCAAGAAAAACGATCACCAATTAAAGAAGGTGAAGGTAAATTACCTTCAGGCTTGTTATTAGCTAAAGTAGTAAGTTATTTAGATCCTGCATTTATGGCAGGATTAGAAGTTACTCTTCTAAGAGAAAACGGAAATTCTATTGGCGATTTAAATCAAACATACTCTGTAAAATATGCTAGTCCGTTTTATGGAGTAACTGGTTATGAATACATGGGTCTTAATAAAGAAGACTATCAAGACACACAAAAAAGTTACGGCATGTGGTTTCCTACAGTAGAAATAGGAACAACAGTATTGATAGCATTTGTTAACGGTGATGCTGATTCTGGATATTTTATAGCTTGTGTTCCAGGAAAATTTATGAATCATATGGTTCCTGCTATTGGAGGATCTAAAGAATTTGAAGCTACACAAGAACAAAAACGCAAATACGACACAACGCAACCGTTGCCAGTGGCAGAGCATAATCGTAAAGCCAACACACAAGAAAAAAGTCTATCAGTTGAAAAAATTAAAAAGCCAATACACCCTATTGCAGATAGATTTCTAGAACAAGGCCTTTTAGAAGATGATGTAAGAGGTACATCAACTTCAACAAGTAGACGCAACATTCCAAATGCTGTATTTGGAATTTCAACCCCTGGCCCGTTAGATCGCTCACCCGGTGCCAAAAAACAATTTATCGGTAAACAACAAAGTCAAAGTCCGACTCCTATGCCAGTGGGTAGACTAGGCGGCACAACGTTAGTAATGGATGACGGCGAAGATAGATACATAAGAAAAAAACCCGCAGGCGAAGGTCCTCAAGAATATGCTGACACTGAAGCAGGAGAAAAGGGCGACCTAAATATTCCTTATAACGAATATTTTAGAATTCGAACTAGAACTGGCCATCAAATATTATTACACAACAGTGAAGATTTAATATATGTAGGTAATGCTAAAGGCACTACTTGGATAGAGATGACTAGTAACGGAAAGATAGACATCTATGCCGAAGATAGTATTAGTATTCATACAGAAAACGATTTGAATATCCGAGCAGACAGAGATATTAATCTTGAAGCAGGCAGAAATGTTAATATAAAATCCACAGCTAGAACTCATTTTGAATCTGGTGCCGATATGCGATTGGTCATAGGCGCCAATGGAAGTATTACTACGGCGGCTAATCTTAATGTAGCTACAGGATCTAATAACTTTTTTACAGCAGGCGCAAATACAAATATTTTAAGCAGCGGAACACATTTTGAAACAGCTGGAACAATTCATATGAACGGTCCATCTGCAGCAGCCGCGGTAGCTGTGTCTCCGTTGTCAACACATGATAATATTAAAACAAGTTCAAAAGAAAAGTGGGAAGAAAAAAATCGGTATGCAGTTAAAGAACCAACGAAAAGTATTATGAAACGAATTCCGATGCACGAACCTTGGGCATTACATGAAAATTTTGCACCTGAATTTTTAACGCCCGATAACACTGATAGGGAAGCAGACTAATGGCAAAATTATATAACAAAAAATCTGTAGCGTCGCTAGCAGCAACAACTAGCGATAGCCAAGTGGCATTTACCTATAAAGGGTTTAGTTCTAAAGAATCGTTGAATACATTTAAAATGTTTGATATTGATTTAGTAAAACAAGATATTATCAATCATTTTTATATTCGCAAAGGCGAAAAACTAATGAATCCAGACTTTGGTACTGTTATCTGGGACTTGTTGTTTGAACCTTTTACAGAAGAAGTTAAAAATCTAATCGTAGAGGACGTGGAACAAATCATAAACTACGATCCTAGAATTGCTATCAACGGAGTAGTAATTGATGCTACTGACATGGGTATTCGCATAGAAGCAGACATTACGTATTTGCCTTTTAATATTAATGAGCGTATGAGCTTTGACTTTGACAAGAAGAATAATATTATTAACTGAGCACATTATTTTTTAAGGTAAATACAGTATAGGACAGGATTATGACAGCTACCGCAAGACAAAATAATTTAATTTTAAACGAAGATTGGACTAGAATTTATCAGACATTTAAAAATGCTGACTTTAAATCTTACGACTTTGAAAATCTACGTAGAGTTATCATATCCTATTTCCGTGAAAACTATCCCGAAGACTTCAATGATTACATTGAATCTAGTGAATATCTTGCGTTAATTGATGCTATTGCTTTCCTTGGA